CCCGTCTTTTACTGGTTAAAAGCCAGTTACTTCACTTTAAAGTTTCACCCCCAAAATACCATATTGAAACATACTGGATTCGAACCAGTAAAACGATGCTCCTCTCCAGAGTTTCAGCACGCCGATGCCGTCTCACGTGATGCTTCAATATGGTTATATCAGTTGTTAGTGTCCGAGATTCCGAGTCTCGATGTACCCCTTAGTGTCAGTCCCATATATGACCCACTAACAACTGATATAACCATATTGAAACACACTCTGGCGTTGTCTGATAAGACAAAGCGTTGGCATGCCTACCTAAGTGCGCTTCAATATGGCAATCACTACTGAGAATCGAACTCAGTTGGCCAGTCTGCGTTGGACTGAGAGATACGCTCAATGAGAAGTTAATCTCACCTTGTCTCCTGCCTCACCATTATGTGATTACCATACAGAATCATACTAGGACGATCAGCAATAATTGCGCTTGCAACTAACCACGTATTCGTCATACGATTGATTACATCTCACATTACATTCCAGACTACCCGACGTGACTACTGTTTCATCCTCGCCGAGCTTGTGGCGGTCGGAAGTTCGTTTCCATCTTTCATGATACTTGGCGCACCCATCTCCGTCAAGACAGCTAATGCCCAAGTATCCTATCGGATCTGGTAACCTAATATGATTCTGTATGGCAGCGGTACTTGGGATCGAACCAAGGATGACGGAATCAAAATCCGTAGTGATACCATTTCACCATACCGCAACAGAACTACCTAAATTTTTAAAGAACGATTCAGAAGTATCATTGTAACCTACATCTGAATTAAAGTAAAGCACTAAAACAAAAAACCCTAGGACTTTCATCTCTAGGGTTTTGGGAAAATTAAGTTAGATATTTGTTATCTACTTACCAAAACCCCCTGAGCATCATATCCAATCGCTGATGTAAACTCTGGGCGTGCAACTAACCAGCCACTATTAAGTGGGAGATGTTGTTTCATCTGTCTGGATATTGTAAGTTGCAGCATTTTATTCCGTTTAAGTTTTGGTACGGAGAAATTAATCTCCATACATCTATTTAGTATAATTTTAACTGACTTTCGTATAAAAGTCAATTTATTTTTAAATTAATTTAGTTCAAGGCTTGCAGTTGGAATTTGAATCTTACCAACCATCATCACATTGAACGCCACGACAACACGATCATCATCTTCATTCTTAGTGAACCCACGATCAACACCATGAGTCATCCAACTTGGCCAGATCATCATCGTACCTTTCTCTGGTGTAATTCCCATAAGACCAGTGTTCCATTGAGTCAACTGTTCATAGTTTGGTTCAAACACACGAGCAGCAGGTCTAGGATCAGTGAACGCAGTTTTACCGCATCCCTCTGGTGTCTTAATGTAAAGAATACCGCTGTACAAACAATTAGGATGCATATGAACAGGATGACGATGATTCGGATTCGTGATATTACCCCACATATTTGTGATGTAATGCGCCTCTCGCTTCAATGTCAAAAAGTCCATAACCATACCAGTTTCACTAAGAACGAATTCTGATAATTCAGCAAATTCTGGATCTTGATGAAGATAGTCATGAGAAACCCAATTACCGTGTTCCTCAACACCAACACCATCAGCACGCATCTTGCGCAACTTCACTTCAATACGCTCGCAAATTGAGAGATCACTCACCTTACCCTTAAACAAAGGTGTAGGGTACATTGCGATAATCTCATGCCCAGTTAATTTAACCTTATCTGATTGCTCCGAGAAATTGTCTTGTACATCAGTTACGTTTTCAGTCATACTTGTTCCACTTCAATTTTACATTTGTTTAGAAAATCTATACCGAATTGATCACGGTAAGACTGTTTATAAAATACCTTGCTGATACCAGCACCATAAATTATTTTAGCACAGTGCACACAAGGAGCATGAGTACAGAATAAAGTGGAGCCAAGACCTGATTCGCCATCACGGGCAAGTTTCGATACAGCGTTTGCTTCAGCATGAATAACCTCATCTTTCGTTTTCAATTCTTTAGTGAAAAAATCAGAGTCATATCTCGGATCATTAGGTTTTACATCAACTTCAGTTTCGCATACATTGTCCCACCCAGCAGGTGTGCCGTTGTATCCAATGGAGATGATACGATTATCTTTTACAACAACGGCACCAACCTTCAGTTTAACTGCCGAAGACAACTGAGAAAACCTCTCAGCGGTATCCATAAAAGCATCAATCCATTTTTGTTTCATAATTAATTATAACTCAAATTTTATTTTAAAGCAATTTTATCTAGTACCATTCTTGCATCTGTCAAATCTTCAACTTCATTGTCTAACTCTGCAAGTGTTATCATTTTCTCAAACACTTCAACTTCACGGAGGACTTTGGGTCGGAGAGTACCTTTCCACTTCATGTACTCATCATACCCCTGAATACCCCACATCGTATCAAGCAGTTTAACTTGCTTATTGGTAAGACCACTGATCGTAATCATAAGGTACTCCTAATGTTAGACCACTTAGCAAGTTTCTCAAGTTTAGCAGCCTTCGCTTTGTAAACAGAAACCATGTCAAGCATGTCACTTGATACCAACAATTCAATCATACAAAGTAGATCACCAACTTCTTCTTCTAAGTGTTCACGGTTCGTTACACCGTTGTACTCATCGTCCATACCAAAGCGGAACACCTTGCTTATCGCCTGTGTTACCTCGGCACATTCTTCCTGAGTGATCAAGAGAATCTCCTGATTGGACTCATTCGTTACCTTACTGTTGGAGAATTTAGTCATAAAACCTCAATTAGACAAATTCATAACACGACCATCATATTCCATGAAGTTTACTTCAAAGGGAACATAGACGATCTCGCCGACACGTGAACCCTTCTCGCCTTCTTGTTGGCGAACACCCTCATACACGTCACGACCGCAGATAATTTCGTAAGCATGGTAACCAACGCCTACATTACCAACAGCGATAACCTTACCTTCAACATAGCAGTCTTCACGACCAGCCATAGGCTTGAAGTCATAAGCACGGATAACATCACCAACAACAGCCAGCTTCGCATTTTTCAACATCATTTTAGTTCCTTTTCTCAATTCCATAAGTAATTATACCAAAGATCTGAATTAAAGTAAAGGACTAAGACGAAAAACCCTACAAAACGTAGGGTTATTTTTCTCTTTATAAATCAATGACTTGCGCTATGCCTTGGGTTTTGGCTCGGTTTTCGGGAGTAAATTTACACTTTCAGCCCATTTTCGAGTCAATTTAGGGTATAATTTAGCCAATTTTTGGTCTTTGATAGCAACGACCAACTTAACTTCATCAGCGTGTAACCCTTCGATCAAACCAACAAACAGCTGTTCTCTCTGAAGGTTCTTAACGTCTGCCCGTGTGAACACATAGAATCTGCGCAACTCTGAGTACAGATTTGTAGGTGTCATACCCAACGGCTCAACAGCTGGTTTGAATGGTGGTTCACCCTCAGGCAAAAGCCATTTCTTTTCTTTCTCGTATGCGTACTCAAAAATAACTTTGATTGCAGCTTTCTGAGCCACATACTTTTCTGCATTGGCGGTATCCTCATTGATATCTGCCAAAATTTGTGTGATTGGTTTAGCCATTAAAATTCCTCGATCTCATCTAACAATAACCGACATCTGTTTGCAATCAAATAATTCATGATGCTCATGCGGTCGCCTTTTGGATTACTAGATATATAGGCATTCAAAATGGTTTTCTCTATATCTTCTGGTATGTGATCAAAATTCACCAACACTTGATTACGATCCCAGTTACGACGCTCTTCATCAGTTCTACAAGCCTCTTTACCTAATTCCATAAACTCAGCTAAACGCTTTGCTGATACAGGTGACTGACGAACTCCTTCTTGTAGGAAAATATCATCAGCCGATAAGATATTAGGTACACCATCACCAGCATCACCACGAACAACGTGCTCAACCAAATTAGCATGAATCTCGTTCTTCTTTGTCACAACCTTCTTTTTAAGAAGTGGACTAAACTGACTCACGTTACTGTATTGTTGCAACTGTTTGAAGTCGCCATCTGATGATACAATCATTACATCTTCATTCTGACCAAACTCTTGAGTCTGTTTTGTCAATACAGCGATAATGTCATCTGCCTCGCAATGATCCAGGTGCATAACCTTGTAGGGAAAGTGTTCCTGTAGTTCTGTGCGAATCTTACCCAGTGTATCAAAAATAATTGTCCAATTTAAATCGCTGGCATCACGTGCCTTCTTGCGACCTGCCTTGTAATTAGGAAAGTAATCACGACGCCAGTACTTACGACCATCACAGCAGATTACAATCTGACCATAGTCTTTACCGTATTTCTTTTTGTAGGATTTGATCGATGCCAATGTAGCATGACGAATCAAATCTGTGGTCGCTTTCTCATCACCACTCATCAGTTCCTTCTTAAAGGAAAGA